CTGGGCGGTTGAATTGCTGAGTAGTTCCTGTTCCTCCCTGCTGCTGACCAGGAGTTCCTGTTCCGGCAGAAAGTGTTCCTATTTTCTGGTAAAGATTGTTGACAGCATTAGTCAGGGAATCTATAGATGTCTGAAGATTGTTAGTACCTGCACCACCTAAAGTTCCGGCACCAGTAACAGGAGCGCCAGTAGAGGTAGGTACTGGCCATCCTCCGCTACCTGGATTTACTGTCATTGTATCTAGTCCGTTCCATCTTAGCTATGGCTCTCTTATACCAGTGCTTTCTTTCTCTGACCCCAAGCTCTTTTACCTGAGGAACAGTCCACGCCGAAAACCAGTCGATGATTGTCTCTACTTCATGATACATCTGCGGGTAGTTTAACCCATTAGACCCATCCGAAGTGAAGAAACAAATGGCCCAGTCCTACGGCGACGTTCACCTCTTCACCGCACGCGTCACAAGCATATTTAACATCATCGTACTTAGGTCCAGGCTGCTTAGCTCTCAGTTCATCTAAGATGGCGTGCCTGTCAGGTATAGACATTCCCCTTACCAGAGAAGGGAAGGCTGCGATGATCTGCTCCTGCCCATTTGGCAAAGTAACTTTAACTACACACCTTGAGAGCAGAACAGTTTCCATCTCAGCCCTGTTGATGTTTTCCTTCTCATACATAGCAACCTGGTCTGCGCCTTTAGCCAGCCTGACCAGTGCTGTTCTTCCCTTGCTTAACTGTACGTCAAAGGCTGTATCAGTAAGAGCATTTTCCATTTTGGTCTGCGGGATATCATCTAGCTCCATTGTAAGATCAACAACATTCCCGCACTTAATACAGGGCCACTTGTTAATGTCGATCTCCTCACCGTAAGTAGCCTTGCGTATACCGAGAAGCAACTGCTCTCTGTCACCAACAAGAAGATCTTTCAGCAGCGCATCTTTACTGCTGACTGGCTCATCACCAATCTGCACAACACCACACCTCAGCAGCCTGTCGATGAAATGAAACGTTGTGCCTGACTGACTCGCTCTTGCAAGAGCTTCCTCGTCTTCACCAGTTAGCTCTTTTACTTTGACGTTCTTTATAACAACGCCATCTTTGACCAGACCTCCCGGCAGAATTACTAGATCATCTGCCGGAAAGCCGATCACTGGCGCATCGCCCACACTTGTCTCTTCAAGCAGGGCATTTATTTCCGCATTAGACTTCTGTGGATTAACTGATGGGTCAGTCCACTTTATATTTTCCGGAGGAGTACCGTCAGTTGGAATGTTAACTACGGTTCCTGTGCTCCTAGTTCGGCTTGCCATTTTCTACTCCGTTTAGTTATTGATTAAGCTGTGTTACCTGATGGTGTTGGTGCGTCAACATTACCGATAGCGCTTGCCAGTGTGTAACCAAATCCTTCATGAGCCAGAACTAGCTGGTTAATGAACAACTGATTAGCACCAGCGTCAAGGTCTGACCACGCTACAGAAGTTGGCCATGCATTGTAAACCCTGAACCATCCCTTGATTGGAACAGACGAAACTGTAACAGGATGGTCAAGTATCTGGATATCTACTGTACGCCTGAAGTCCGTACCGGCTGCTGTACTTCCTGTGCCCTGCATAACTGTGAATAGCTGACTCATCCAGTCAATTGCTGTGGTGTCCCCGACAGCAACTCCACGGGAAAGAGTAATAGGGCTGAAGTCTGCCTGCCCCGGCATCTTCTGGGTAGTCGTGTTGTATCCACCCTCACGGTAAGCAATAACATCAACAGTGATGTTAAGCCCGCTTACACTCATGAACCCGAGTGTAATTGTCTTTCCTGAGGGAGGATTAATGTTAACGACGAACTTAAAGTTACGCAGCGGGTCGGTAGACAGGTGAGCAATAGATGATTTCTGTGTGACTGGCATCTTATCTCCCTTATGAACCTGTAGTAGTTGTGATAGATGTAGTTCCCGTGCTCTGGAACTGGCTGATGTTTATCAGGATGAACTCTGCTGGGCTTAGCAAAGACACAGCCACAGACACGTTAACTATTCCAGCCTGAGCGGTTGCAGGAGTGTTGTTTGATGTGTCACAGATAACAGCGAATGAATCTGCTGGTGTATCCCCGCCAAAAACTCCGGCCTGGAATTTCTGAGTCAGGTAGTTCGTGATCACATAAGTAATCTGATCCCACAGAGTAGTATCGTTAGGCTCGAACAGAGCAAACTGGAGAAGATAAGTAAAGTCATGCTCCATCTGAATTAGCTCACGCCTTACAGCGATATACCTGTCTGGGTATCCCTGCTCAAGTGTCCTGGCACCCATGATTGCCGGGAAATAACCTGGCACGAACCTGATTGCATTAATGTTGTTCTCATTCAGTGTGTTCAGGTCATCATTTGTGAACAGCGCCTCAAGAGTAATCAGGTTAATCTTGCCGTAAGAAACACCGGCTGGAGACTGGTAAGGTCCAGTCTTGGTATCTGTATTTGCCCAGATACCCAGCACAGCGCCGCCTGGAGGAAGCCAGACTGTTGCACCCGGCAATGATGATGCAGGATCGGGTACCTGAATCCACGGAGAATACAGAGTTGCATACGTGGAAGATGTAAGCGGAGTGCCACCCGTAACCATGTTAACGTAGTTCTGCACAACGTCAGCACTAGTCTCAGGAGGAGCAGGTATGGGACCATCAGCTACGATCATCACATCTCCCCTGCCTTCAGCCCACGCAATCAGGGCATTAAGTGTGGGAATATCTGTGACACCCGGAAGGTTCACATTAAGAATCTGGCCCTGAAGCATGTCAAGTGAAGTTGGCACAGCAGTTGACATGTTAGGTGCTGTTACCCCGTTACTCCCGCCAGAAAGCAGTGTTGGCGAGATGAGTGCGGGGTCATTTACACCGGCCTCATATGTTCCTGGAATAGTCAGCGTAACGCTGATGTAGTTCGACCCTGAAACAGGAGAGTTGATAACTGAGGCTACATTCCTGGGATCAGCAGGATTAATACTCAGGTCAATGAACTGCTCGACCAGATTATTTCCTGCCGTGCCGCCGTTGTATACGCTGAAGTTAAAGCGCCCTGTCTGCCCGGCAGATGTAAGAGCGATGTAAACACCATTAGCCCATGAGCCAGGAGAACTGGCATTGACTGTCATAACATTATCTGGCGGGCTGTTCACATCTTGCAGGGTAACTGATGCTGATACAGCATCAGAATTGGCAACCCTCAGAATGTAACATCCTGAGCCGCCATTGTTAAAGTACTGATACACAGCATACGGCAGAAGATTACCGTTAGCTGCTGAGAATCCACCGAACAAGTTAGAATACTGGTTCCATGAACTCACGAAGGTAGGGTTAATAGGCCCCTGATTATACGCTGCCGCGAATGCTGCGACAGCTTCTCCCGGTATTGTCAGGTTACCGACTAGTGGCGTCAGAGACTCTGTGATAAAGATTCCCGGGCGCTCGTAAGGAACTGTCATATTTACTCCAATAATGTATCTGTAGCAACATTCCAGGCAACAGAGGAACCGACGCTGAGAATTCCCTTAGCTTCTGATAGATTAGTTATGTCGTCAGTGCTGTCATACACACTGAAATCCATGTTAATGTTCTTGGCTAAGACCGGATTTATGATTGCTGGAACTAGTTCTGAGAATACTCTGACGATATAGTTGACCCAGAAAATTCTCTTCTGATTGTTATCATTGCCGGTCTGAAGTTCTGGACCGCCAATTAACTGCATTGTTCTCTTGGTTCCGTCTTGTGGTATATCAAGGAAGCCGAATCTGGCAGGAAGCCTGTCGTATGCAGCCAGTGAAGACACTAACGGCATTATATGATCGTGCATGAAACGGCTGTAGACCGATACCTGGTAATCAAAATTATATGGTGTAGGAAACCATGAGTAATAGGGACTTTCTGAAGGCAGGAAAGTAGTTGTTGCTGGTCCTGTGTCAAACCACCACGGGTCAAGTCCTTCAGGTGCGTACGGAACCTGAGTGTACCCGTCATGCATTCTTTCCGTGGCAGGATACCAGCCGTTGTGCGAGATGATAATGATAGGGAAGGTGAGGTCAGCTACTTCAGACTCAGGCAGCCTGTATCTAACAGGAACTTTCCTGTCAGTAACGTTAGCGTCTGTTACGGTAAGACCCTCAAGCTTTTTCTTCAGGGCCGCATCCTCATTAAAGAGCCAGGGCAACTATGGTCCCCTCCTCGCTCTTTTTGCCCTCCTTGAATGACTAACGATGGCTACTGCTGCGACAAGCGCAGCGCCCTTCTCCATAGCAGCCTTGTTAGATGCTTTGTTCTTGCCGAAAATGCCATCAACGAACTCGTCAACTGATCCCTTGTCTACTGAGACACGCGGGAATACTTCAGGTTGCATAGTAACCTCAATTCGTTATTAGCATTTGTCAATCGCATCAAGGTGGTTCGCGCGTGGAAGCCACACCTTAATGATATCAGAAGTTGTTCGCGGCTTGAGAAGAATTATTCCAGTGCTCATCATTAACTGCTCCGTCGTCATTGAAGAAATCATAATTGGCATAGCATCCTATGACAGAGATGTTATTTGGCTGACTTGCCGCACCGTTATACTTGTCTGTGCTTACCAGAGCACTGCACTGACCATAGATATAACTTGTAGTAGATGTTCCGCAGTTAAGCACAGAGACGTTATTTGTTGACGTGTTATTATAGACACCGTTGCTCAGCCCAGACGGAGTAGTTGAGCTTGAGGATACATTAAGCCTGATGCATGGGACAGTGCCGGAGAAGCTGGAGTTAGATCCTCTTCCTGTGAAGTACAGGTTGTCCAGTTTAACTGTCGTGCATCCGTTAACTTCAATGTTCGGGTTGTTGAATACACCATTTATGATGACATCTTTAACTGTCAGTTTTGTGTTCTGGATAAAGAACATGGGAGTACATGCAGATGTCAGGGTCTGTGCTCCAACAGCATCCCACGTTCCCCCGGACACCATGATATTTTTTGCGCCTGGGGTGTTGTTAGTGCCAAATTTGCAGTTGGTCAGAAGATAAGCAGGCGTTGATGAGCCTACTATTCTGCTCATCACAGTACCCTCACTGAGATGAAGCCAGGTATTCGCCCCTATGACCAGATAATTAGCCAGAGAAAATGTTCCTGCGCCTACCCACACTTCCCCGCCACCTGCCGCTGATGCTGCGTTTAACGCGGCCTGAATAGTTCCTGACTGATCAGCACCGGTATTCGGCACAGCACCATAGGTAGAGATAGCGTCATAGATGTTGGTGAATGATCCTCCAGCACCACCACTGCCGGAAATAAGGTTAGCTGGTATAGTACCTGATGAATTAAGCTGAACGAATCCATTGGGGCCGTTAACTCCGGAAGTTATGGGACTCACAAGTGTGAAGGCATAGTTTCTGTCTCCATGCGGATCAGAAGGATTATTCGCAGCATGATTATTTATAGAAGTCTGCGCTGAAGTAGCTTCAGTCTCAACTGTGGTTATGGCTGTGTTAAGCTCATCTCCCCAGTCTGTCTGACCGTCTACCGGAAGAGTAACAGGAGACATTTAAAATCCTATCTGTAAGTTGTGAAGCCTTGTGACCACTGCTTAAATAGCTGGTCATCTACTAGCTCATCAGGCTTCATCTGTGTAGCGTCCAGCCCGACAATTATATCTCTTTGCTGAATCTGCCCGCGAATAGAGAGCGACATGATCCTGAAGATCTTCTGATCGTAGTATACCCTGTCATTTATGTAGTTACCTGTCTGAATATCAGCGTAGTCCATACCAACGCCAACAAACTGATCAAAGGCTATGCTGGCTGACAGTGTGTCATTGTAATAGAAACCCATGTCAGTGTTCTCATTGTCTCCCTCAATATGAGTAACGTGCAGGCAAGGCAGCCTGACAGGAGGGAAATAAACTCTTCCTTCACCAACAGCCTCGTCATATATAGGATCTATCTGTGTTGATGCTTCATTCAGCCTGTAATAATCCAGCCAGTCTCCGTAGACATCTCTCCAGCCGCGCATTCTTTTGAAGGTTCTGTCTGTGTCAACGTCAGCAGAGAACCTTCCCTTCTTCCAGTCAGTCCTTGACATTATGTGTTAACCACATTTCCTGCAACATAAGTCGTAGATGAACTAGTATTTGTCACTATGTTAGAAGGAGCGTTATCCGTCAGCACATAGAAAGTACCTGTTGTGCCGAAGGCTGAGTTAAGAGAGTAAGTTCCGCCAGTTGGCAGTCCTGAATGTGCAGATGTCTGGAGCACAGACGCAAGAGAGGAACCATTAGCATTGCACAGGTTGTTATTGAATATCATTTCCTGGCTGGATGTTTCCAGCTTCACCAGGCTCTGGGCAGTGCTGGAGCCATTAGCAAGGAAGTTGTTGTTGCACAAAACTATCTTCGCCGTCACAAGCTGCACTGGGACGTTAGGTACTCCAGCCTGGTCAAAGTACTCGTGGCAAACCGTGCTTCCCCCAGCCTGGCTGCCCATGTACAAATGATATCCAGCAGTTGGCATACCTGAGTATGTATAGTGATTGTTCATTAGCTGAGTACCACCACCTCCACCGCTTGCCGGAGTTTGCCCAGCTAAACTAGCACCGCCTATCGTTATACCGCAAGTATTTGAATGCAGCAGATTATTAGAAATTCTCATGTCAGTCACGCCAATGCCTGATGTATATATCCCGTAAGCTGAAGCAGACAAGATGCTGTTAGTCATGCTGAATCCGTATCCATAGCCTGCAACTGCTGAAGATGTTACGTAAACACATACCCCACCGCCTGATGTTCCGTCAGCGCGATCAAAATTGGCGAAGAAGCACTGATCGAAATGAGGATCTGTTGTATCTGTCACAAGAACTCCGTAACAGCCAGTTATCGCAGAGCCAGTAGAGGTTGTACCACTTAAGCAAACACCAGTGAATCTTATGCCACAGGGATTAGTTGTGTAGTCACCAAGAGTTCCTACTGTGATCAAAGGAGTGTTGACTGGATAGCCAACTGCTGGCTGAATGACACCACCACTGAATGTATCTGGAGGCTCAACTTGCCTGTTACCCTGGCCGTTACCTTGTACGTTAACTCCTATAAGGCCATTGGTGAAGTTGATTGTCTCCTCAATATTATATGTTCCCTCAAGAAGCAAAGGACCAGGAGCATTTCCCAGGCTGATAGCTGAGATGGCCGCGTTAATATACTCTCCATCATGACCAGTGCCTATGGTGCCGAAAGATTCTGGCCTGGTTCCGTAAGGTCCAAGCCACTGAGCAGAAGATGAGCCATTAGCTACAATAGATAATCCTGGTGCTGGAGTGCCTGTAACACTTACACCAATTCCGCCACCTGGAGGAGCAGCCCAGTTACCGTCAGCCCTGAGGAAGTCTGTTGTGCCTCCAGGAGAAGAAGCAACAGCCTGCCCGTTAACTCTTTCTACTACAGGAGATGTTGCTGTTCCCCCCAGATCTCCGGTGAGTTCAATAGCTCCCTGAGCACCTGACGTAGCTGCCGGAAGGTCTGCTGAAACTATTGTGCTCCACAGAGGGACACTGGAAGTCATTGTCAGGAACTTTTTAGTTCCTGTGGTATTTCCGCCGAATCTTGACGGAACAGAAGAACCATTCTCATAAATGATATCTCCTGGAGTAGTCATAGGATTGGTGAATCCAGTTACAGGACTTTGCCATACTACCTCTGTGCCATTGTACGTGAAGACCTGGCCTGTAACAGGTGATGGTGATGTCTGAATAGGAATACCCTGCAAAGCAGCGACTAATGGAACTGGCAGTAATCCTGTAAGATCCCCGCCAGCACTAGATGATATTGTTGCAGCCGTTCCAAGCTGCAAATTAAACCGTGCTGTAGCTGGGCTTGTGAGTTCAGACAGATTATTGACCGACTCAAGAAGACCTGTTACCTGGCCAGTTTCGCCATTAACACTTTGCACAACAGGAACCTGGTTAATCCACTTACCCGAACTGTATACAAGAACCTGGCCATTCTGCAGAGTGCTGAATGAGACATCCTGATCTCCGGACAGATATGTATTTGCCGCTAAGACAGGCTCCCAGGTGCCATCTCCGCGCAAATAATTACTGTTTGTCGGAGTGCCCGTGCCTAACTGAGCGACAGGTACCTGACCTCCTCCATTCAAGGCAGCAACTCCTCCGTCTATTCCGACAGAAGATTCAGGAACAGCACCAACATCCTCAGCAGTTAATACAACATCACCTGTCTGGGTGTTAACGCTGGTGACTGCTCCTGTAGGAGGCTCCGACCATTCAGCCAGTGTAGATGAGATAGCTATAAGAGCATCACCAGGATCAGGAGCACCTGATATAGTAACGCCGTTGATCACAGGGAATTCTAAGCTCTTGTTAGAAAGCGTCTGCGTGTCAGTAGTTCCCACCACATCACCAGCAACACCATGCACGCCATCATCTGAACCTAAATGATTTTGCGGCTCCTGATAATCTCTTGCTGATGTCCCGTGTATAATCACAGCACCTGCGGAATGAGATGAGGCTGAAGTCTCGTCTTGTCCCCTCAATGACGGCAGAGAATAAGGACCAGAGCCAATAGGAGCGCCAGTAATACTTACTACTTCAGCGTTAGCGTTGTTCCAGTCAACAAGCAGCGTAAATGGGTATTCCTGAGGGAATTCCTCAATGTTGTAGCTTGACGGGATGATAAGATTTCCCGCGCTTGTCACAGCAGCATCTAATACTGTTGCCGGAGTAATTGAAGAGTAATAGCGGTTAGGTGCCATGTTTAGTATCCACTCGCATTCCATAGCGGACTTGGTACTCCGCTGTCATCAACGTGCTGCTTATCAATTGGAGGATTCTCACGCTCTGGCCATCTGTGGTCATCGTATTCTCTGCTGACGAACAGAGGTACAAGTCTTCCTGTAGTTCTGGAAACCCTGCGAAGTTTCAGTGTTTCTATGCGGAAAGCGCCGACGTTAAGAAGACCGCAGTAACGCTGATATCTGTCTTCCAGTGACATGACATGATCCATGACCTGACGATATCTGTTAGCGTTATCTATGTTAGTTCCCTCGGCAGTCTGAACATTGACATCAGTTGCCAGGTCATTAGCCAGAACCCACAGAATATTATAGGTTGACAGCATAACTACCAGCGGTTCTTCTATAGAAGGAAGATCTTCGAGAAGTTTCTCATTCTCCCTGTAAGTAATGAACCCTCTCTTGTCTCTGTATCTTTCAGTTATAGTGCTGTTACCTATGTGCTGGTGAACAGAGTCCATTATATAAGTCTGAAGATCGCTGTCCATAAAGAGAGACCAGGCAGATCCTTGCGTTAAAATAGTCGCGCCATTAGGAACAGGACTTGTAAGCTGGAGATATCCTAGCTCATCATTAATTACGTAATCCACATTCTGCTGAAGGACTGTTGTACTGGCACCGTTAACCAGAGTTACTGTAACAGTAGAAGCATCAATGTTCTGTTTAGGAAGATCATATAGCTGAGTCATGCCATCACCCAGCCAGTTAGTCATAAACGGCTGGAGTGGGTCACCAATTTCCAGCCGGACTCTGGCAAGAGCTTCTGACATTTGCATAGATAATCCTTAGTAGGTGAAGTCAAGTCTTGATGAGGAAGTCTGTCTTATCTGCTGTTGCAGAGGCTTTCCTACGTTCCATTCAATTATAACGTCTGACTGGACCGGGTTAAGCACTCTGTATTCTATCTGCACAGAGGAGCTTGTTCTCTGAACCGATGCCCACTCGATGATTACTTCAGCAGTTACAGGATCATAGATATTCCATGTGACTTCCTGAGTGCTCGTCACCGGAGAAGAGTATCCCCATTCTATCTGAGGAACAGGCACATAGTTCTTATCATCTACAGGATGAACCACTATCTGGCAAATTCCTGTCTTATACCCGAAGCCATCGTTCACGTAGACTCTCATCAGAGTCTTCCACCCTACAGAAACGCTGGCGTGCTTTCTTACGTCATTTCTCCACTTGATTTCTGCAGATGGAGTCAGACGCTGATCTATGTTCCATGCAAATTGCAGAGCACCAAGAGCAAAGGAAATCGGGTGAACTGTTCTTACTGGCAGCCCAGCATCAATAGCATCTTCTGCTCTTTCTACCTTTACCTGCTGTAAAGTATTCCAGAGTATTTCTTTTTGCGGGGAGGTAGCTATAGCGTTAGTTCTCCACGACATAACTTGCCTTCTGTAGGTTCTGCTAACTAGATGCCATTGTGAAGACGCTCGTGAACTTAATCTCTTCTTTACTCCCCACGATGAGGCAACATCTGCAGAAACGCTGTTGTCACCATCATGCCAGCTTATGGCAACAGATGCTGTTACCTTGTTTCTGCAGTTCCATGTGATATGCTGCTTCTTCTGAATGAACTGATCCATATCCCATGCAATGCTTGGTACCGGAATTTGAGGAGCAGCAGATATTGGATGTACAGTTTCCTGATCTATACCCGTGAAGAATCTTCTGGCTGGCCCAGGTATCTGAATACGTTCACGTATTCTCCATGCTGTTTCCCGAGATGCATAATCCTGAGTGCGAATTCTCCAGGCGATGTGCTTATTCTTAGTTTCCCGCCTGATAATTCTCCATTCTATCTCAGCAGATGCCGAAATTCTTCTATCCTGATCCCACTCAATGAAAGGCTCATCACCAAGCCAGGGTATAGGATGAAGAATAGGGCCAAGAATTCCGAATGAATACCAGAGAGTTTCTGGGAATCCTATCTGAGGTATGGTTGATTCATAACTCCAGTCAACCGGCCTGTTGAGAGGAAAGTGCAAACCTTCTGCTGCAAAATCAGGGATAGACGGAGCATTCCCGAACAGCGGAATTCCTATTACATGTACTCTGTAGTATGAATCCCATGAGATTTCCCTGGTAGCCTTTATACCGTATCCTGTGATATCCCATGACACTGATTGCTGAGCGTCAATTCTGCCGCTGATATTCCATGAGGTCTGAATTACAGCAGATGAAGAGAAGTGAGTGTCATCAATTGGATGAACAACAGGAGCACAGACACCAGCATAGAATAGCATTCCGCCTTGAGGAACTATAGTTATGCCGATTAGCTCTGACTCAGCAGTCATAGTTGCTGAGGATTCTGTTACCCCTCCAGCAGTAAGAGAACTTGTCGCCTGAAAAGCAGCGTATTCTTCTTCTATAGAAGAAGTTGCAGTCATTGAGCTAGCTGCTGTCATAGTTGCAGCAGAGAAAGTCCGGCCAGCAGCGGTCAGAGAACTGGAACTAGTTAGTGTCGCTGCACCATTTACGTGTCCTGCAGCCGTCATGCTGGAACCAGCAGTCATAGTTGCTGTGAATGCAACGGTGTAAGTTAGCTGTACTTGTCCTGAAGCACCTGAACCTCCAGTATTTCCGCCAACTTCACGAGTAGAAGATCCACCACCTCCACCACCTGGTTCATTTCCTGATGATCCATCATTTCCTGGCGCTCCGGCACCATCACCACCATCACCACCGCCTGCGGAACCACCGAAGCCACCAGATCCACCTGGTGTAGAACCTCCGCTAACGTCGGGACCATAGCCACCTTCGCCGCCGGATTCTTCATTACCGGCACCTCCTCCACCTCCACCACCTGGATAATCACCATGACCTGGTCCCGGTCCAGCGCCTCCTCCGTAACCACCATCAAAGTTGGTGCCATTACCACTCCCTGTGCCGCCTTCTCCACCTTGACCAGGAGCAGAAGCGCCTTGACCAGCATAGGCTACAACATAAAGAGTATCTTCAGCTTCATCAGAGAAGAAGCTTTCCTCGCCGCTGGAGCCAGCGACATAACCTCCGGTACTGTGCCCTCCATTACCGCCATAACCAACAATGATTGTGTAGTTTGTGCCCGGAGATACAGGAATAGTATCAGCGGCATACTCTCCTCCTCCACCTCCACCACAGGCGACGCTTACATTAGAAGATCCAGCGCCACCTCCTCCAGCACCCCAGCACTCAATTAAAACTTCATAAACATTAGGCGGGCATGTCCACGTATATACTCCAGGACTGGAGTACGTTACTACTGTAGCCATGTCTACTCATCTTCAATGTCAGGCCATGCGTTAATTTCCCCGTTAGATATTTCGCACGGAATATAGTTCATTATGAAAGGTTAAGAACAATAGCACCTGTGGCTACCGCAAAAGTATCTCCAGACCCGATAGAAATAGGCTCACCAGCCCATGAACCATACCAGTGCCTGAATGGAGACCCGGCAGTGTCCCAGATTTCTATTCCTGAAATAGACCATGAGGTACCAGAGGCTGTCCAGCTTAACGTAGAGCTATTGGAAGTAGAACCACCTGTAGCGTTGCTGAATGTGCAAACGCTGCCACCTGTAGTATATCCATCACCATTAGTAAGTTCAGTCATGGGTACTGTGTTTGTGGGAAGGGTTCCTGTTCCCAGCCTGACGTGAACTGCTGAAACAGCAGTATAGGTAGAGTTGCCTAGGGTGGCATTGATGATGTTATTAGCATCGGTCTGATTAAGTGCTGACATTTATCTGCCCTCTGCTGATAGTTGTACTGATCCTGGCACAACTGTAATTGTTAGCGTTCTGCCATCAGGTCTTCCTTCGCTGGATTCTTCAGGGCATTCACATTTCAGCGCACCATGAGGATCATAATGCTGCATGCTGAATGTCCTGGCTGGACAAGTATTACATTCAATGAGTATCATAATATCCTACGCTATTATAGTTGCCTTCAGCCATGAACCAGCAAGAACTGTTGTTGAGTCTGTTGAAGTTGTGTTAGCTATGACCAGTTGCAGTGTTCCAGTAGTGGCAACGTTAATCCATCCCTTGAGCAAGAAGAAAGTGTCTGTTCCTGTCAAAAGTGGCGAAGTGAAAGTTGCTGTTATAGACGTTGCTGCTGTTGGTGCTGTATATGCTGATGCAAAGAACTGGCCAACAGTGGAAACAGCGGTTGTTGTCCCGCCAAATGTGAATGACCAGACTCCCGTACTAAATCCGGCGCCAGATCCTACATAAGGTGCCCAAAGCTCAAGCTCATACTGATATGCACCAAGAACCAGATCAAGACCTGTGATTGTCTGAGAAGATGTTCCTGTGGCTGAGGTAACAACAGGAGAAGACAGCAGCGCTCTTGTATGACCAGAGTTATAGTCTAGTCCGTCAGCACCTCTCCACTTGAGGAAACCATTCTTTGCATAGGCTACAGCACCACCAGAAGGTGTGGTTGTCGGTGCAGTGCCAGCATTAAGTAGCCCGACAACTCCTGCTCCTCCAGCTAGCAACTGAGCGCCACCAACTGTGAGGCTTTCCGCTACTGTCAGATTGTCATCTGTCTTAAGCTCAGCCGCAGCATTCCTGTAAAGATTCGTGTCAGAAACACTGCTTCCTCCAGCACCCCACTTAAATTTACCTGTAGAGTCCGTGTCAAGCCTGCTCTTTGTATCCCCAGTTACCCGCACACCTATAGCTGTGTCTGTAGAAGTCTCTGACCACACAACAAGATTAGGATTCGTAGGTGCAGTAACAGTATTGGTTACCTGAAGTACTTCTCCGGTAGAAGATGCACCGTTGACTT